AAAGAATTGATATTTCCGTAACATCAAAATTTAAAAAATCTGAAGAGGAGTTTTTTAAGAAAAGTACAAAGGCTTATGCGGTTAATATGATTGATATATTATTAACTCCACTATCATATTGGACAAACAATAACCAAAATATCATTTGGTTTGATTTTAACGAAATGGATAAATTTGAGGATTGGGTATCTAAAACATTAGAAAAACCCTTTAAACTTTATTCCGTAAATTCAAGTAAACATATGGAGTGTAAAATCATATTAAATGATGAGTTTAAAGAAAAATATGACAGTATTTATGAATATTACGATTTTCCTAAATTAAAAAAAAGTTTAATATGATAGATTATAAGGAGATATTTGAAGCATGGAAAACATCATATAAGCCAACAGAAAAACAGGAAGAACAGGCGAGAGAAAGATTGGATATATGTTTAGGGTGTGACCATAGAAAAGAAGTATTAAAAGGTGTAAAATGGTCGGCATATTGTAACGATTGCGGGTGCCCAATAAACAAAAAAGTATTTTCAAAAACTTTTAATGCGTGTACCCAAAAAAAATGGGAGGAGGTTGATTCAAAATACATGGACGTTGTCCCAACAAAATATAAGAATTCATTGATATAACATATACGTATATATAACTAATACTTGACAAATATTATCGTTATCGATATATTTATATAGTAAGATAAAAAAAATTATGAAAGCAACAATAATAGGTAGTGATTTACTCCAATCGAATGGTTCGGTTAAATTCTTAGAAATAAACACCAACACCACAATATATAATGAGGGGGCGGATTTATTGGATTATGATTCATTATTCACGATGTTAAATGACAACGAAATTAATGAATTCCATTTTATTTGGACGGAGTTGGACTCATATAAACCATTAACTGAACAATTTAGATTTAAGAAAATTTTAGAAGAAAAATGTCAAGAAAATAACATTTCTTTCTCGGAGTACATGGTACCTGTAAATTCGGTAACAGTTCCTTATATTGAGGATGCTAGTAACAAATTCATATTGAGACAATCATTTGACACTACCGCATTAGTTGACGAAACATATTGTGCGGATAAATTTGAATTTTTCTCTTTAATGAGTGGAACAACATATGTACCTAAAACATATTTTACTTCAGATTTATTAACATTAGACACGTTAGATGAAGTTGATTTTAATGTTACCGACGTTCCAAATTTATTAGTTAAGCCGAGAAATCCTGGTTATAATTCGCTTAATTATCCGGCTTTATATAGAGCATCAAGTTCGACCGAATTATCAACATTGAAAAGTGAATTAACGGCAAGTGATTTAGTTCAGGAATTTATTTTCTCAGAAGATAACCTTGTTAATGGTAGATATTCAGTTATTAGAAGTATTGACATTATATATGGTTCTAATTTGGATATTATTCATATGGGTGGTTACACACAATCCACAATAATCCCAATATCATTCACTCAAGATGAATTTGTAAGTGGGACCAACAAGTTAAATCAAAAAAGTAGATACAAATACATAACCAAGGAATTAGGTAATTCATCACCAATTAATTACCATACTGATGACGATAGTGTCATTTTAAAATTAGATGGAACATTGATAGATGTTGATACAATTGCATTGGGTGATTATGTCCGTTCAATCGATTATACCGATTTTAACGATAATAAAGCGTCCAAATTTGACGAAAAAATCTTCACATTTGGTTGGGACAGTAATTTAGTTAATGATAACGAAACATTAATTCAAACAGGAACTAGTTTACAACACATGGTATCTGCAGCTGTTGACACAATTTATGTTCGTATAACATTGTCCGATGGTAGAACATGGACAGACTCACCGTCTGCGACATATTATATCGAAGAATCGGGATCAACATCTACAAGATTCGAAAAGGTTAACAAAATGTACGTTGGTGATAAGTTAGTTATTACCGACGCTTCAACCAATCAACTAACTACAGTTGAAATAACTGGTTTGGAGATGGAACACGCACAAAAAACCATATATAGCCTAGATTTTGAACCATCCGATTTATTTTTAGTGGATATTGGTGATGGGGATTTCAGTGTGATGCACAACTCTTGCTGGTGTCCTTGGAACTATTGTGGTCACTGGTGTAATAGTGGTTATTGTCCATCATGTAATGGAGGTGGTTTTGAAAGTAAACTTTAATAACAGAAATAATTTAAAATATATTTTAAAATGGCAGTAAAAGAAAGAGTAGAAAGACCGGCACAAACAATTAAACCAATTGTTGCTCCGTTATCAAACGTGGTTAAGGAAAAAATTGCAACAGCATTTCAAGCGGTTGTTAATGAGGTTAAAACCAAACACTTGGGGTAATTTATGAAACTATTCACATATGGTGATAGTTGGACCGAAGGTGCTGGTGTCGACGTTGTTAAAGAAAATTTAATCGAAACGAGAGAAGAAAGAAAAAAATTTAGAAACGATAGGTCTTGGCCAACGAAACTTTCTAAATTAATGAATCTCGAAGTTCAAAACCAAGCAATTTCAGGATCAAATAATAATTTCACGTTTAACGAGGTTATTGAAAATATAAAATCTAATATTATTAATTCTGGTGATTTAATAATAGTAATGTGGACATCATCCTTGAGGGATGATGTTCCTTTTTTCCCCAAAAACGAATGGCACACATGGGGGTCCAATTTCATTAAAGAAAATTATAAACAAAAATGGTTTGTCTCTAAGGATTTAACCAAAAACTCGGAGTATAACGATTTCTTAATTAATTATAAGGAATTTTTTATTGGTGATTTATTTACTCAGGATTATTATAATATAGTAAATCAAAATTACATTTTATTTATTCAAAAATTATGCGAACATTATCAAATAAATTACATTTTTTGTGATGCGTTTGATAAAATGATTGATGACATTAAATTAGAAAATGATAAGACTAAATTAATTAATAAAAATCCTTATTGGGGGTTCGGTGAGAAAACATTTAAAGATTTTTTAATTTCTAAAGATAATAAAATGGTATGGGAATTACCTCAATTAGATATTTCTAAAACACCAGGTATGCACCCATCTGAAATTGGGTATGAATTTATTGCGGAAGAAATTTATAGATTTATAAATTCTAATAAAAATAATATTATTAGGTACGATAATAACAAAAAAATCAAAATTTTGTGATTCAATATAATGTAAATGGTAATTTTTTTAACAAAGACGAGATTAATGATATTTTAAGCTTTTGTAAAAAAAATGGAGAATCTTTTTCTTACAACCCAAATGAAACTTGGGACTGTAAAAGAATTTACGATGAAGAATTCAAACAAAAAATATTATCTAAATTTATTGAAAACATTAAGTCTAATAATTTTGATTTATGGTTTGATTTTGAAACTTTCGATTTAAAAAATTTCAATATAAGTTTAACGTCCTATTATGATGGTAGATACCTTAATCTACATAAAGATAAGACAAGTGAATTAACAACCGTAATTGTACTATCTGATGATTTTGAGGGAGGTCAATTTGTGTTAACTGATGATGAGAACCCACCATATAATTTTGAAACGTTAGATGGTTTAATAATATCCGATTTAAAGTTAGGGGACAGCATTTCATTTAACGGTTCTAAAACGTTTCATGGGGTTTTACCTGTGACCAAAGGTACAAGGTACGCATTGAACATATGGATGACCGAAACTGATTTTGATTACCCAAAACTAAAAAACAATAAAACATTGTTATGAGAATTGCTATTGTTTGTAATGGTCGAAGTGGATCAACATCATTAACATATTTTATTAATTGTTGTTTGTTGTTTGAGAACAAAAAACATTCTTTATTTTTTGAACCTTTTAATTATAGAAATTTAGATAAGGAGAAAAAAATTAAAAGAATTGATGAAATAGTAAATAAACAAAACGTGCTGGTGAAGACTTTCATTGATAGAGACAATTTTCCACACGAGTCATTTAAAAATGTTGAGGAGTATTGGAGTTGGTTTTATACCTTTTTTGATAAGGTAATCGTGTTAGAAAGAAAAAACAAAAGACTCCAATCTGAGAGTTTATTGTATCATCTAAAAATATCCGAAAATCAAACTGTAACACCTCATTGGCACAAACAAAAATATTATGACTTATCTATTGTTGACGAAAACGAAATTATTGGGTTAACTAAACATTTAGAATCTGAATCTAATTTTTTAAAATCAATATCAGATAAGGGTTATCCACATTATACATATGAGAAGATATTTGTGGATAAATGCTCGGAGACTATAACTGATTTATTAAATTATTTAGGCTTATCTTTTAATCAAAATTGTGTAGATAAATGGATTAACTCACCATATAAAAAGGTGAGGTTAGATGAAAAAACAAATAAATTATTATAATGGTCAACCTTAAAGAATATATATGTTCAGTACCATTTAATGGTTTAGAAATACATGATAATAGTGCGTTCATGTGTTGTGCTAGTTGGTTAACAAAACCACTACCAAAAAATGGAGCAATTAAAGATTTATGGAAATCCGAAGAGGCGAAGGAAATTAGAAAATCTGTAACGGACGGTTCATATAGGTTTTGCGATAAGAAACTTTGTCCCTACCTAAGTGAATTACAAAAGTTCAATAGAACTCAAGTAGGTCCGGTAAAACATATTAATCAAGTATCGGATGAAATTAAAAACTATATTGAAAACGGTGAGGATAGTTTTACAAGTGGACCGACGATACTTCAAATGTCATTCGATAGAACATGTAATTATAAGTGTCCGTCATGTAGAGTAGACATGATTGTGGCTAGTAGTGAAAAAATTAAGACCATTAATTTAACGATTGACGAAATTGAAGAGGCATATTCAAATTCAATTGAAACGATTTATTGTTCAGGAACAGCAGATCCATTCGCTTCGGTATCATATAGAAATTTTCTCAGAAACTTTAACCCCAAAAAATATCCTAATTTAAAATCTATACACCTACACACCAATGCTAGTTTATGGAACAAAGAAATGTGGGATACTATGCCTAACATACACAAGTATGTCCGTAGTTGTGAAATTAGTATTGATGCGGGAACACAAAACACTTATGAAAACGTAACAAGATTAGGTGGTAATTGGGATAATTTATTAAACAACCTTAGATTTATTTCCACAATCAAATCAATTAGAAACGTGAAATGCTCATTTGTAGTTCAACAGTCAAACTATAATGAGATGAGTACTTTTTTTGATTTAATACGTTCAATTTTCGGTAAAAAAACTAAAGTCTTTTATGGTAGACTAACAAATTGGGGTACATTTTCTAATGAAATGTTTAAATTTTTAGACGTTGCCGATGAAACCCATCCCGAACACTCATTTTTCTTAGAGGAATTTAATAAAGTGGCTATAAGTCCTTTTGTCTTTCATAATTTACATGATTTTATTGAAAAAAAGGAAACTAAGTTGATTTAATAGATAAAATTACTTATATTTTATCTAATGAAGATACTTGCACACGCTCCGTTTATTGGTACAACAGGTTATGCAAACCACGCACGTTCATTCTTTTGTGCTCTTAACAAGTACCATACAGTAAAAGTTAGAAACCTTACCATTGGAAACAGTTGGAAAGGTATGAATAATCGTCCACACGATGGTGAATCATATTTCACCGAAGAGATTGGGGACATGTTGATATTACAAACATTACATAGGGCAGATGGTAATGGTAGGGTGGATGAACCTATGTACAATTACAAAGGTGATTTCGTACCCGACGTTCACATTGTTTTAATGGAAACAAATAACCATTATTTCTATGAAGATTATGATGGTTATAAAATCGCATACAACGTATGGGAATCAACAAGATACCCTGATGAATTCTTCAATAGACTATTCTATTTCGATGAAGTATGGGTACCAACACAATGGCAATTTGATTGTTTAGTTGAACAAGGTTATCCAAAAGAAAAGATTTTCATAGTACCCGAAGGTGTCGATGTCGATACGTTTAAACCAATTAAAAAATTTCCTAAAAGAGAAAAGGTACGTTTCGTACATTTTGGTAGATGGGATTATAGAAAAGGTACAACAGAAATATTACAAGCATTTGCCGAAGAATTTAAAGATGTGGATGACGTTGAACTTTTGGCATCAGTTGAAAACCCATATCCATATGATGGGTTAAAAACAACTGAAGAGAGAGTTAAACATTACGGTATTGATACAAAGAATATCCAATTCTTAAATTTCCCCTCAAGAGAAGAATATGTAAATTATCTACAAACCGCACACGTATTTGTTTCGTGTGCTCGAAGTGAAGGTTGGAACTTACCTTTAATTGAAGCAATGGCTTGTGGGACACCGTCTATATATTCAAATTGGGGTGGACAATTACAATTTGCTGAAGGTAAAGGTGTACCAGTGGCAATCAAAGGATTAAGACCTGCTAACATCGAACATAAAGAGTGGCCCGGCGAATATTGTGAACCAGATTGGGATGACTTAAAGCGTCAGATGAGACAGGCGTACGATTATAATACCGCAATGTGGGTGACAGCTGTTGGTGACGCAAAAGATATTCACAAAAAATTTAATTGGGACACAGTTGCGAAGGGTGCGTGTGAGATATTGGAAAGAAATAAAAAACCATTCGCTTTTGTAACAACGGGTAACTTAGGTTATATGCCTGTAATTGAGAAATTAGTCCAATCATTATTGGAATTCTCTGAACAAAAGATTTTGGTTTATGGTATCGATTGTGAGGTTCCATTTGATTATCCAAATGTTATTAAGAGAACAATAAGTGTTCCTAAAATTTCAGAACATGATAAGTGGTATTGGAAACAATGGTCATGTATTGAGGCGCTAAAAGAAAACTTCGAAAACTTTGTATGGGTCGATGGTGACGTGGTTGTTAATTACAACATTGATAACATCAGACAATACTTTAATCAAATAGAAAATTATCCGATTGCTGACATTCACGTACAAGAGGAATTCTTCGGTATGTACGATAACGGTAATAAATCTCAATTGTTCAATCAAGAATTGGCGAATGAATGGGGTATAGGTAAACGTAACCCATACATGCACATTTGTCTATATGTTTATAATAAAAATTGTAGTGAATGGTTTGACGAATTACTTACTCACTACGTTTCATTAATGAAGACTAAACCTGAAGATTATAAGAGACTATATCTTTGGAATGATGAAGGTATCGATAATGCGATGAGATGGAAACATGGTCACATGAAACATTTACCATTATCAAACTTCGATACATCATCTTATGACGGAGACGCAGGATTCATTGATAAATCATTACATCAATTCTATAAGTTTTGGAACGAGGAAGGACCACAAAATTTTGATAGAATATTTGGTTATCAATTTATACCAAAAGATAAATCAAAAATTATTTACTTTCACGGTAATAAGAACGCCGAGATTTCAGATAAGATGATTGAGTTCATCAAAATGCAAAGAGATAAGTCATTTTATAAATCTCATTGTTTCTACACCGATGTTTATAAAGTTGAGAACTTCTCAAAATATTTTCAATATGAAGGTTCAACTATGGACGTTGCGGCTAAGTTTGGTTGGTCAGTGGCAATTTTCCATGAGATTTTTAACTTATTAGATTACTACAAGAATAGAGAAAGAAGTATTAATGAAGGGGATACTGTTGTTGACTTAGGTGGTAATATTGGAGTGTTCAATAGATGGGCATATAGTCAAGGAGCAAGTAGAGTTATATCATTTGAACCTGATAAGAGATACTTTAAATTACTTTCTTTAAACGCGGACCCACGTTCAGTATTGTTTAACGCTGCGGCAAGTGATTCAATTGGTGAATTAAGTCTTTTTGAAAGTGTACATTTAGGAGGGTCTAATTTATTTGGTACACAAGAAGGTGCTAAAGAATATAAAGTTAGAACATACACTTTGGATTATCTTTTTGAGACAGGATTAATCGATAAGATTGATTTCTTAAAAGTAGATATTGAAGGGGCTGAACATCACGCATTAGCAGGAATTAGTGATGAAAATCTAATGAAAGTAAAAACAATATCAATGGAATATCATCATAGTCATTTTGATTATAATGAAGAATTGAGACAAAGTTTGATAGATAGAATGATTGGATTAGGATTTAACTCATATCTTTTATTCATGGGTACAAATAATGCTTTACAAATGTTATACTTTACACGATGAGTAAGTTATGGATTTTTGGTGATTCCTTCAGTGAAACATTTAAACAAGGAGAAATCTTTCTGAATTGGAAAAAGAAATATGTTGAATTTAAAGGATATGAACCTAAAGTATTTGGGGATATAGTATCGGAAAGACTCAACTTAGAATTAATGAACACTAATTTAAAAGGATTGGCATCTGACAACTCAACAATTTTAGGAAGAATCATTGAACATTGTGATGAGGTTAGTGATGAAGATATTATAAGTGTTGGATGGTCCACAGTAACGAGATTTAGAATGGCTAATTTCAAACATAACATTTGGGACATTATAAATCCAACACATCCAATTGCCGACGGATCTTTTTTATCGGCAAAGACGGTTGAGGAAATCGGAGTTAATAGAACACATAATTTTTATCATAATGAATTATGTGATTGGGTCAAATTAGTTAATAGATTATTCAAAAATAATAAAGTTATACAATGGACATGGACCGAACCGAGGCTGATGAGATTTCATAGTATCAAAGATGACACCAACGGTTTATTGGATGATAATCATTGGTCAGAGAGAGGACATCAAGAATTCGCCGAATGGTTTATTGATTGTCATAACAATAATAATTGTATAGATTTTTTTAAAAAAAAGTAACATAGATGAATACATTAGATAAAATAGCAAAATCATTTGGAACGGATAAATGTTCCGATAACCACAACTACTGCAACAAGTATGAGAAGTATCTTCCTTTTAACAGATACGATGAATTAAATATTTTGGAGATTGGAGTATTAGATGGTAAGTCATTATTAACATGGAAAGATTATTATTATCGTTCACAGATTTTAGGTGTTGATATTAATCCTGAATGTAAAAAATACGAAGAAGAAAGAATTTCAGTTGAGATTGGTTCGCAAGCGGATGGTGAATTCTTATCAAGAATTTGGCAACAATATGGACCATTCGACATGGTGTTAGATGACGGGTCGCACATGAGTTCTCATATGATATATTCATTCGAACATCTTTGGGGTAGTGTTAAGTCAGGTGGTGTTTATGTTATCGAAGATGTGGGTTGTTCTTATTGGGGAGACTACGAAGGTGGTTATTTAAAACCATCCTCTTGTATGGAATATTTTAAATCCTTATCTGATGATATTAACTTCAGAGGATTAATGAACTTTAATGTACCTAACGTACATGCCAGAAGAGAAGATTGGTTAATTGATTTATCTAAGGATACACAACCTGGATGTAAAACTGATATTGAATCTATAAACTTCCTTAATGGAATTATTATTATAACTAAAAGATAATGGCACACGTATTTGACGAAGATATTTTCATAATTGATTGTTGGTTAGACACAAAAGAGAAGGAAGATACATTAATAAACTTAATTAATAGAGTTAAAGGTTTCAATGTACCAATCATTCTTTGTGGTCACTATCCGGTTAAACCTGAAATCCAAAAGATGGTTGATTACTTCATCTATGATGGAAACAACGACATTTTATTAGAGAAAGACTTTAGTGATTATGAAGTTGTAAGTGATAGATGGACTATAATGAATGACTATAAAGTATTCAATAAAGTAGATTTTCATCATGACTATGCAATATGGTTAACGATGAAGAACGCATTTAACCTTGCTAATCAGTTAGGTAAAAAATATATCCACTTCTTGGAGTATGATAACTTACCAGATGAAATACAATATCGTCAGGCTTTTATGGAGTACATTAGAGGTAATGATGCTGTTGTTTATGAATATTCGGAAGGTTCAACAAGGGAGGAGAAACCATACAGTTCAACCTATATATTCTCAATTAGAACGAATGTTGCGTTGGAATTAATTAACAAGGTGAATAGTAAAGAAGAGTACTTTAAAAACAGACCTAACGGTTGGCAATTAGAGAAAGTATTCTTTCAAACATTAAAAAGTGTAACAAATAATG